AGACTTTCATCTTCCCAGTCAAAACCGACCTGCATACACTTCATTACCCGGAGGTTGTTTTGTTTCATGTGAAAGTAATCTTCAACATAACTGAATAGCCAGTCAAGGAACTGCAACCTATCAAGATTGCCGTTCAACGGTTCGGTAAGGTGCAATAAATCATAGGCGAATTCGATATATTGTTCCCAGTTGATCACCTCTTCATTCAGGTCTTGCTTGTACTCCCGGAAAGTCATTTGTAACGGCTGTAACAACTCGAGCAATGCTTGATTTGCATTTATTTTGGTTTCTACAAAAAAAGTTTCCCTTTTCACAGGAAGATAGAACCAATACAGGAACTCGCCCGGCCATACATTCAGTTGCGGATGACCATCAAGCAGGCTCATAAGCAGGGTAGATCCCGTTCTTCTCGGTGATATAATAAAGCAATAATCAGGTTTCAATGGCCCAGTCTCCTTTTCTTGGGTTTCCATTTACCTTCCCACATTCCACGACACTTGCCTGCTGCCTGCTTTTGGGAAAGACCTTCCCTTATAACCTCTGGTATTCACCGTTTTGCATACGATTTCCACGATTCGTTAGGTTTAACTGCTGGCATTATTTTTCACCTTCCTGTTTAAACAACCCAGCTTGAGCGCCAAACTTCAACTCTTCCATACGCTGTCGAGCTTGTGTTGCTTCCGCGACTTCCTGTACCATCTCATCTTTGTTCGGAAAATCGCTCAATTTTACCATGCTCATGACCGGCATAGGGGCTCCTGATTGAGCAATCAATTTACCTAGTTCAATGGCCTGCGCAAAATACTTATGCTTGATTGTGGGTGCGGTATCCGATTCAGCCAGTTTAACATCGTACCGACCGATAGTGACATTATTGAATATCTGCATGATAGCCTGGCCGGTTTCAGGATCGACAAGCAACTCACCCGATTGATCATCTATTACCGCATCTTGCTGATTGATCACCAGTTCCTCGTTCACGCCTACCAGTCGTATGGTTTTCTCTGTAGTCCATATGTGTTGTATAAGGTGAATCACCTGTTTCAGCAGTTGTGATTTGGTGCGTTTGAAGTTATCGAAAAACCCCTCCAGGCCGACGATATTGGCCTTCTGGCGTATTTCGACAAGGATACCGGAATCACCCCCCTGTTCTCTTGCAATGCCCAGGAGGTCCGTGTTTATACCCAGTTCCTTGATATCCCGATTCGCCATTTCCTCGAAAGGCACGATCTCTCCGATAGCCGTCGGTTCATAACGCTGAAAATTCTTACCTATTTGAGCATCGGGGGACAGCACGATATGGATATCAGGCTTCGATCCATATTGTCGCAATTCGTCCTCATTCCTAACAGCCCCCTCATTATAAACAAACCCACTTGAACTGAGCATGTGAATCCCCTGCATCCTGCGTTTATTGATTTCCATATTCGGATCTTTCAAGGGATCAATAAATGCCATTTTCTCACCGTCTCTAAACCACGGGTAAAACGGAACCAACGGGTAGGTCCCCGGTATGCAATAGGGCCGGAAATTGCCGTCATCACCGTTATAGTCTCCATAGGGGTTGTCATCCACCAGCATTTGATCGTAGCAAAAGCAGACATATTTCGTAGTGGGCCTTTGACGCTCGATCAATTTCACGTTCAACCCGCGCATTTGATATATTTTCAACATCCTGTCGGCATGGGTTTTTTTCATGTTATCCGGCAACTGCTCAATCTCGCCCGATTCCATGTCGGCAATGAAAAATATGGGTTCATACTCGATATGCCACATATGAACCACCCGGTATTTCTTTTTATTCTGTGTTCTATCGTAAAACAAGTAGACTTGATCCCCGGTGTTGCCTTCAGGTGCCGGATAGTCTCTGTGTTCTATCACCGCCCCGTCATTATCAACATTTTCCGTAATATTCGGCTGCTGCTCCCCTTCTTTTTCCGGGAATTGCAGTTCTTTGGCGTTAGGATACTTGCGCCTTATCTCTTTTTCCGTCAACCATTCCCAGTATCCGAGATATTCGGCATCGGCATGCAGGTAATCCTCCGATTCCGGGTCAACAAACACCTTTTCACTTTTGCAACGCTTGATATCGATTTCACCGTCCAGAAAATCCCGGTCAAAGTTTACATTAGCCAAATACCAACCGTTATCAAGGACTATTCCATCAAAAAATACATCCTTTTCCGTGTACTCGAACTTGTTCACATCCTGAACATTCTTTATTACTTTATTTAATACACCGGCTATCTCATCATCTCCGAACTCATCAATAGGGTATACGTGAAAATCGGTCCTGTTCTGGATTTGCAGACCTGTTGCCGCATTCACCTGTCTGAGGATATGATTCAGCACAATGGGAATTCTGTCCTCATTGGCCAGCTTCTGCTTATCAGCGGACGACCAGTGATCCCCCATGTAAAAACGCAGATTTTCTTTCATTTTATTCCGATGTTTACGCTCTTTTCCGTTATCGAAAGCGTATGCGAAATTGTCTCTTGCGGTTTTCAGGTCCATCAGTTCATCATCCTTTTATCGGTTATTATTCTTGGCGGGTTATTGATTGTTCCAAGCATTTGTTTTACGAACTGCGGGTCCATGAACATGCGGCCGCATCTCGAGCAGGCAAAAAAGCCAAAGTTATGATTAAACAATAACTCATGCTTTTTAAATTTACAGTGAGGACATTTTACAGTATCAGGCGGCCCAGGCGGTATGTCCCGGGGCTGTTTTATCTCTTCCAAAATATTTCCTCTTTTCTATAAATATTGGGAACTTGGTTAAAAAATACCTGATAACATCCGGCCAGTCCTTGTAATTCTGAACTACCTTATTATCGCTATCTTTGGCATAACTGAACATCATTTGAACCGGGGTCAGATGCATGGCGTACCCCGTTATATCGCATCTATCGAAAAAGCAGAAAGTGGGCATCAGGCTGTTTTCCAGGGAACTGAACTTTGGGGTCAGATATTCCTTTACTATTTTATGCCCGATATCGACCGCCCCCGGACTTGAATCGCTCAATACATAAGGCACCCCGATATCATTCTTTCGCAGTTCATCATGCCAGCACGTTTGAGACATCCCGGTCTGCTGCTTACGACGGCCGTATTTCGCATCAAGCACAACCCAATGAGGAACGGTATATCCCAGTCCTGCCCGTTTGATCTTAACCTCTTTCAGCATGGCGCTGATACTTTTCCCCTCGATCGTCAACCAGTCTATCATGTACGCCCTGTAAACCTTGCGTTTACTTTCCGGCAGCACGAACTTTCTATCCGACACGGCAAAGAAACCCCAGTTCGTCGGTTTGCCGTCGTGCGGATCCACCCCTTCATAGAACGTCCATTCAGGTGGAACCTCGAAACTCGGTATGATATGGATATCCCTGTCAAGCTCATCCCCGTACACCAACCCCGAAAAATGCTTGGGTTCCCCTTCTATCCTGGCGTTCCATTCACTCGGCTTATTATACAGCTTTTTGGCATACGACCAAATACCCTCATCAGTCAGCACACCGCCCGACATCACATGATTATCGAATATCTTGCCCCTGACCACGTAAATATCGGCATCTATTCCTACCGCTTTATTCTCGAATAGTTTCATATCCAGTGATATTTCGCCTTATTCACCAAATTCAGGTAAATCCAAGGCTCCTTCAACGCCGTAAATGAAAAAGCGGACCTGGCGTCCGCTACAATATTCCCCCGTTCCACAGCAAGATAAATATCCTCCGGCGGCGGTTCATCATATCCCACCCATGATTGATCAATCCCCTCAAACTCGTCCGCCGAGCTGTTATATGACCTGAAATGTATCATACTGCCCTTTGCAGGGCCAGCTTCATATTCGATTCTGTTAATAACCCCCTGCTGATTTTTTTTGGTCTTAGGCAACCAGTCCTTGGGAATCCAGTTCAAATGCTCAGGAACAAGCTTTTTATCAATGCTTTCCGTGTAGGTCTCCCCCAGCACCAACCCCGCATTAGGCACCTTGAAACCCTTAATGTTCACCCAAAAAAACTTCTCCTGTATCTCCGGTATCCCACCCTTGAACCCCAAATCATACGCCATGTTCTGCCATAACCTGCCCAACGGATTATCACTGTAATGCCTGATATCCTGCAACCACGGATAATAACCACACGATAAAGCTACGTTTCTTATGGAAAGAAAGCATGTTTTCCCGACCTTGTTCGACCCCTCCAACATCAACGTCCTAGGCATCTCACCCTGATCATTCTCACTGTACAACAACTTCGCCTGCGCTATGTTAGGCTTGAACAGCGATATCGGACTAATAGCCTTTATCTGTAAATAATTCTCGAATAACGCTCTCCATTTCCCCTTAATCTCTTCCCCTTCCCCTTCCAGTTCATTCGGATGGTGCATGTAATACAACCACTTCATACCTATAAACCCTATTCTGCGCTCAAACTCGTCTACATCGCAAGTCCAAATGCTTTGCTTTAACCTGCCACGTTTAACTTCCTGATAATGACTATCCTTTTGATCTTTCATTCCTAAACTTCTGTAAACAAATTACTATTTTAATTACATCTATCCTCGTAAATCTCCCCTAATTAAAAAAACCTAATCCCAAAAACCTAAACGTTTAGGTAATCTCCCCCTCTTTTCACATTCCTTCAAAAATAAATCCTTGCAACAGTCAGAACCAATCAATATTATATGTTCATCCCTGAATTTAACCACGCTTTTTTCAATCCCAACTAAACCAATATCATGCCCGCATTTCCCAATATAATCGTGCACATCAAAATATCTCAAAATGTCTCTTTTCCCTGAAAAAGTTTTATAGGGGGATATATACGAGTTTTTCACTTGCCGCCACCAAACTACCCCCCCCTACCCCCCGGAGCCGACCCGCTTGTGCAATCTATCACACTAGTTTACATAATATATGTTATCCGACTCAATATCCAGTATCCTTAATCATATCAACCATTTACCTTGTTATCGTTTGCCAGTCATTAGATCGATCAGGCTATCACCAGCCTGGACGTAGTGAGCCACACTTACATTACTTGTGCTCCGATCAGTTAAAAGGCGAATTGTTTCGACCGACTTAGAGATAAATGTGATAATATCAGTAAGTTTAGCTTTACTCATCTTGACTTTGGTTATATGCTGGAGGGCATCCTGCGCTTTATCGGCCAGTTCTAGGGCTATTTTGTCCTCCTGGAGGGGCAATGCCACATGCTTTCTTATCTCCAACGCCTCCTCAGACTGCATTTTGCGATAGATAGTACGCTCAGAAAGTCCATGCTTTTCAGCCACTTGCGCTGGTTTCAGTTTATTTATATAGAGATCTATAATAATTGCTTTAATGTTGGGTGTGTTGGACAGATTTGACACAGAATCTGTGTTGTTGCTGATATTTGACATGGGGGTTGCTTGATTAGTTTGTATCGCAGCGCTGTTATTGGCATTACCCATGATTGATTACCAATTAGATGAGATATAGATTTTATCTATTGTTTTCATGCAGTTCTGTTATGTCAATCGTGACATAAGGGCGGTCGTTTACCCTGTCCCGTTCTCGATTTCCGGCTATTTTGCCGGTTGCTATTATGCTCAATCGTTTATCGCAGGGCGTCACTCCAGCTCGTTTATCCCCTTCGCCTGGCATCGCAGGTCATCCGGGTAGCTCTGGGACCATTTTAATCAGAGCCGATTGAGTTTCAGATTTGCCTTTTCTCCTTCCCCTGCTATCCTTGGTGAGTGGCGCTCCGGTTGGGCCATTTTGCATGTGGTTATTGCCGGAGCGCCGTTTTTAGGGATAGGAGAAGAGACCGTAACACTCTGAGCAATAGAAATACATTTGTCAACCAAATAAAACAAGAGAAAAGGTGTGTATAAAGTATCCAACTGTGTATTTTTTACCTGGATACACCTTAAAGCATTGATATTACTAGTGATACACTGATTTGTATGCTTTTATTTGCATACTTTGTATCCAGCGTATCATTTTGTATATAAGCTAAGTGCTTGATTTTATTAGGTCTGGTTTTGGCACGGGACTTGCTATATATTATGGCAATATC